AACTTCGGCTGGGGTGCAGGTTCGTGGGGCGGAAGCCAGGGATGGGGCAGCCCCGCCTCGGTGGCCTTCGTCTCCCCCCTGCGCTACTGGAGCCTGGATGCGTGGGGCGAGGACCTCGTTGCCAGCCCCCGCGACGGCAAGATCTACTACTGGGACAACACCCAGGGCCTTACTTCCCGTGCCTCGGTGGTGCCCACCTCGCCCTCGGTGCAGACGCAGGTCCTCGTCTCCCCTGAAGACAGGCACCTCATTTCCTTCGGGGCACCTGATGCCCTCACCTCCGTCACCAACCCCCTCTACATCAGGTGGTGCAGCCAGGAGAACATCTCCGACTGGAACGCCAGCGCCACCAACACTGCGGGGGACAAGGTCCTCTCCGGTGCCTCGCGCATCATTGCTGCCCGAAGGGGTCGCGGGCAGATCCTCGTGTGGACCGACGAGAACCTCTACAGCATGCAGCAGGTTGGTCCCCCCTACACTTTCGGGTTCCAGCTCATCGGCACCAACTGCGGGGTGCTGGGCCAGAACGCCATGGTCGAGGTGGCGGGCCGCACCTACTGGATGGCCGACGAACGCTTCATGCTGTATGATGGTGCGGCGGCGCGCCCCATGAAGTGCGACGTTCTACGCTACATCTTCGAGGCCCTGGACAGGACCCAGCTCGACAAGATCTATGCGGGGAGCAACACCTCCTACAACGAGGTGATCTGGTTCTACCCCACCACCACGGGGGAAGTCGATAGCTACGTCATCTACGATTACATGCAGGACGTGTGGAGCATTGGGCGCATCGTGCGCACCGCGTGGCTGGACCAGGGCATCAACACCTACCCCATCGCGGCGGGCTACCCAGCCAGTGCCACCCGCCTCTACTACCACGAGTATGGGAACGACGATGACGGGGCGGCCATGCAGTCCTTCATCGAGAGCAACATGTTCGACCTGGGGGCGGGCCAGGAGCTGATGTACATGGACCGCATCATCCCCGACTTCTCGGATCGCAACGGGGAGGCGATGCCCGGGAACCTCGACATCACCGTCCACACCCTCAAGTACCCCAACACCCCCACGGCGCAGGAGGTCACGAAGGGGCCCTTCACGGTGTCGGCCGGAACCCAGAAGATCGACCTTCGGGTCAGGGGTCGCCATGCATACTATCGCATCGATGGGGATGGTGTCAACACATCTTGGAGGCTGGGCGCGCTGCGCTTTCGCGTGGCCCCCGATGGTGAACGATGAAGCCGATCTTCCCCCTCGCACCCTACAGCTTCCAACCTGACGAGGCGCAGGCGTGGAACGAGATGGTGCGCGTCCTCACCCTCTACCACACCCAGGTGGTGACGGGGCCTGGGGTGACAGGCTACGCAGTTTCTGGTACAATTCCCACGAGTGCCACCCTCGACCTCGGCAGCATCAACGTTACTGCGGTAGCCTACACGGTGGCGAAGCTCCTCAAGGACCTGGAGACCAAGGGCCTCCTGAAGGTGGACAAGTCATGAATCCTTTCTTTCCCATGCCTGGCTTCCAGTCCCTGCAGGGGCAGCGCCCCGCCATGGAGCCTGGCCCCATCTACCAGCCTCAAGCTTCGGGCTACATGGGTGTCTACGGGAGGGATCCCGAGAAGGTGTCCCCTGCCGTATCCCCGGTCCTCGAAGGGTTGCGGGAAGGGGAACGCTACAACGAAAGCGGGGAAGGGGGAAGGGGATATTCATCCACGTCCTACGCCGCCCCGGGCACAAGCTTCGATGCGCTGGGCCGCGTGGGTACCGCTGCCGGGCTTGCCACGGGCATCTCGGGCCTGGGTGCCCTCGGAGGTGCGGCAGGTGCATACGCCGCCAACCAGACCCTCTCAGGGCTGGGGCTGCCCGCCAACGTCTCCTATGGGCAGAGCATGCTCTCGGCGGCCCTCGGTCCCGTGGGTGGACTCCTGGGCGCGCAGTCTCCCCAGGCACAGTTCGATGCTGCCCTTGCGCGGGGCATCGAGCGCGGCATCCCTGCAGAATCCATGATGGGTATGCTGGCTTCAATGCAGGGCCCCAGCATTGCCCAGCAGTATGGGGCGCAGATATCGTCGGGGCAGATGAGTCCTGAGATGGGGTTCTTCAGCTCCGTCAACGACCTCAACACGGTGGGCCAGCTCGGGGAAGTCCTGGGATCCATGGACCAGTCCTCGGCTCCTTCGGCCGAGGAGGGATCCTCCAATCCTTCGGGCGACATGCCTGGGGGCCAGCCCGGTGAAGGTCCATCTCCGGGGTGGGCCGAGGGCGGCTACATCCCCGGTGATAGCGGGGGCATGGACGACGACGTACCCGCCATCATCGATGGGAAGGAGCCTGCCCGCCTCTCCTCGGGGGAGTTCGTCTTCGATGCCGCGACGGTGGCCGCCCTCGGGGATGGCAACAACCAGGCGGGGGCCAAGAAGCTCGACGGCCTGCGCAAGGCCATCCGCAAGAAGGCCTACGGCCATGAGCGCCAGCCGCCCCAAAACTACAGCCTGGGGGATCTCGTGAGGGCCTATGATCGAGATCGCTAAGGAGATGGACATCCCCGAGATGGGGGCCCTCCTCATGGAAATGCACCACACCTCACCCATGCTCCTACCCCCAGTGGCCCCCCACAAGGTGGAGGCTGCGCTGCGCCAGTGCCTCCGGGAGGGCCGCGTCTTCGTTGCCCGCCGGGGTGGAATCGTGGGCATCCTTGCCCTGCAGGCGGTGGAACAGTGGTACAGCCACGAGAAATTCCTGGGTGACCTGGTCTTCTACGTGAGCCCATCCTCGAGGGCTTCCCGCGTGGCCTCCAAGCTGTTGCGCGCCGCCACCGAATATGCTACAATGCGGGAACTCCCCCTCCTCATGGCCGTGGTTCACGGAGAGGACGTGGAGCGCAAGGACCAGTTCTACGTGCGCCACGGATTTTCCCGCGTGGGCGGTGTATACAGTAGGGGTTTCTGATGGGTTCACTTTGTACCTCCAAAGCCAATCCTGTACCCACCACTACGGTACAGTCCTCCGCTTTCCCGGCGTGGTACGAGGATGCCCTCAAGCGCCTGACGGAAGCCGGAGAGGCTGAGGTCCGGGCCACCCCCTACGAGTACTACGACCCCCAGGAGCGCGTCGCCCCCCTGAGTGCTACGGAGCAGGCCACCATCGGGCAGGTTCCCGTCGCCGCTGGGGCCTACATGCCGGGCCTTGCCGCTGGCTTCGAGAGTGCCGCCCTAGGTTCCAGGGGCGTGGGGGACATCGACTACTCCTCCTACATGAATCCCTACACGCAGTACGTCACCGACATCGCCAAGCGTGAGGCGGTGCGCGACTACGACAAGAGGCGTGGGGAGATGGGCTTCCAGGCCTCCCGCCAAGGTGCATTTGGTGGGGCGCGCTACGGGGTGCAGGAGGCTGAGGGTGAGCGCAACCTGGGCCAGCGCCTCGCTGACATCCAGCAGACCGGCCTCGAGCGGGCCTTCACGGCGGGCACCGGACTCCAGCAGCAGGAGGCCCAGCGCCAGTTGCAGGCAGCGCCCATGTTCTCCTCCATGGGTGCCCAGGCCCAGCAGTTGGGCCTCGGGGGCCTCGACGCCATCATGAAGTCCCAGGCACTGCCGCGCCAACTCGAGCAGCAGCAGCGTGACCTCGCCTTCGCTGAGTACCAGCGCGGCCAGGGTTACGGGATGCAGCAGCTTGGCCAACTTGGTGCCCTCCTGAGGGGAACCCAGCCTGGTGCCACTACCACTACGCAGGGCCAGACCTTGGTCCCCCAGCAGTCTCCCCTGCAAATGGGTGCTGGCCTCGGACTCACAGGTGCCTCCATCTACAACCTGATGGGCTACGGCAACTCCGGGGCTTCCCCCGCATCATGGGCTACATCCATGAGTGCCCGGGCTCTTGGGCTCCCGGGGTTCTGACATGGCAGACAATCCTCTTCGGTCATACAGTTTCAATGAGCTGCGCGAGCTGGACAACCTGCGCAAGGCAGGTCAGCTTACGGACCAAGCCATTCGGGATCTTGGGCTGGATCCTTCTTCGTTCAATGCCAACATTCGCGTGGCCTTGGAAGAGAAGAGGTCTGGTCCGGGAGGTCGGGATGAACCTCCCAGCATTCGTGTTCCGGCGAGTAGAATTTCCGAACCTGAAAATATCGCTCCCCGTGATTTGGGTCAGGCCATTGCGCGGTCCATCCTGCCCACGCCGGAACTTCCTCCGGCGCAGGGATTTGGTGAGGAGCGCAGGCGACCCCTGTCCGGGCCCAGCGTCGATTTCCTGAGGAGTACCGAAGAGGGTCCGCCCCAAGTTGGCCAACCCGCATATCCCCAGGTGACTCCCCCCGCCGCCGCCCCCGACCGGGTAGATCCCCTCGGCGCGGTGCGTAACTACTTGGGCAACCCCATGCCGGGCGGAGGCATGCCGGGGCCCACGAAGTTCACCATGCCTACGCGCCCCGCAGACATCAACGAAGAGGATGCCCGACGCAAGCTCCTCGCGGGGCTGCCCGCCGAGCGTGAAGCCCAGGAGACGTACAAGGCCGACCCCTACATGACGATGCTGCAGACTGGCCTGCGCATCCTTTCGGCCAAGCCCGAGCTGGGACAGAACGCCATCTCCACCATTGCCGGTCCTGTCGCGGAGGGCACCGAGAAGTACATGGCGGAGAAGGAGAAGGAGCGCACCAGCAAGCGTGAAGAGGCGAAGGAGGCCCGCGAGGAATCCTACCGTCGCTTCGGCGCGCAGCGTGAAGTCTCCTCCAAGCTCCTCGACCTTGGGGAAGCCGCCAAGAACCGCGACATCCAGTTCCAGAACCTCAGGAACCAGGTGGAGCGGGGGATCAGCGAGGACGCCTACAAGAGGGCCGAGCTTGGTATTCGTGGCTCCGAAGCTGCCATGCGCCGGGCCGAGCTGGAGATCAAGCTGCTTGCGGAGCAGGGCAAGATCCCGCAGCGTGAAGCCTTCGAGATCACGCAGCGCCTCGAGAACCAGGCCCTGGCCATCGAGCGCATCCCTGAAGAGCAGCGCACCCAAGAACAGAATGCCCAATTGGAGAGCCTGCGTCGCCAGCAGGCCGCAGTCATGCGCGCCACCGGAGCTTACGTCACCGGGGAGTTCCGCCAGAGGGCTGCTGCCGGACCAGCGGATGCTGCGCAGGCTAGGGCGTTGCAGGTACAGGCGGAAACCATCCGCAGGAGGATGCTCGATATCCAGAACTCCTACAAGAATGCCGCTGATCCAGAGGGCTTCCGGCGCGACCCCGAATACCTCCGGTACTTGGCGGAACTGGAGCGCCTGAACCTGGGTGGCGAGACTCAGCCCCCCAACATGAACCTGGCTCCCCCAAGGCCTTCGCGGTAATAGCGCATGGCAACTCCCAGCAAGATGGAGTGGGATGAGGCCAGAGAACAGTGGATCCCCGCCACTGGCCGCCCCGGCGCATCCTTCATTCAGTGGAATGGAGTAAGCTGGGACGAAGGCAAGAACCCTGAGGGTCCGGGGGCATTTCGCCGGGGCCTTGAAACTGGCTGGGAAAGCACGAAGGGGCTAGCCTTCGACGTTCTTCCCGCCATGATCCAGAGTGCCTTTGGCTACGAGGAGGCATCCCAGCGCAACCTCGATGCCTACAAGAAGAGGATGGACGAGCTGCAGGCCAAGGGACTCCTGGCTCGCACCACCTACCAGGATGTCCAGGATGTTTCCTCTCTCGGCTCCTACGTAGGGGAGGCAGTAGGTGAGGCCATTCCCTCCCTTGCCACTTCCCTCCTGGGTGGCCTCGGCATTGGTGCGGCGGCAACGCGCCTGGGTGCGGGCAAGATGCTCACCCAGCAGGTCGCCAAGAGGGCTGCGGCCCTCGAAGCGGAGGCTGCCGCCACTGGCACCACCCTGGGGCGCGAAGCCGCCATCAAGGCAGCCACCTCCGAGGTGAGCCGCAACGTGGGCATCGCAGCGGGTGCTTTCGGCGGCAGCGCCCTCCAGAACATTCCCGAGTCCTTCGCCTCCCTTGCGGAGGAAGGCCAGCAGAGCCTGGGGGCCGCCTTCGTGGTGGGCTCCCTCAAGAGTGCCCTCGATGCCCTGGGCCCCGTGCGCCTCCTCAGCAAGACCCGGGGAACCGACTTCTCCGACAAGCTGACGGATGTCCTCAGTGCCCGACTCCTCAAGGGAAGGCCGGGGGCCGCAGGTGCCCTGGGTGGTACCCTCGAGACCGTGGCCCTCGAAGGTCTCACGGAGGGTACCCAGCAGCTCCTCGATGAGACTGCCAAGGTCATCCTCGCGGACAAGTCCGTGGACTGGACCCAGGTCATCGACGCGGCCCTCAAGGGCGGTATTGGTGCGGCCCCTGCAGGTGGTGTTGCCGGAGCCCTGGGTGCCCGCAGCAAGGCTGCCGCCGAGGAGACCCGGGCCAAGCAGATCGATGAGTACCAGCAGAAGCTCGCCGCCGAGAGGGAACTTGCGGAGAAGGGACGCCTCGCCGCAGCGGAGCGCGAGAAGTGGGAGCGTGAGCGCGCCGAGGCCGAGCAGGACTACATCAACAAGCGCATGACCGGGGAGATCGAGGTTCCTCCCCGCGAGCGGGCCGACATCGACTACTTCAAGGATGCGCTGCGCGAAGTCGAACAGGCCACGGGAATCCGGGTCACCATGCGGACCCGCAAGGACAAGGAGGGCAACGTCCTTGTCGAGAAGGCTGACCTCCTCCCCATGGGCATCCGCAAGGGCGACCAGGTCATCCAGAAGGATTCTACCGGAGCCCCCGTCCTCCAAGTGAACCAGGAAGACGTGATGCGCCGGGCCCAGGAGTTGGCGCAGCAGAAGGTCATCGATCCCAGTACGGGCAAGCCCTTCACCGTAGCCTCCGCTCGCAATGCCCTCCAGAAGGCTGCGATCTTCGAGGTGCAGCGTACCGCCCAGCGGATGCGCAGCGACGACCAAGCCGAGAAGGATGGGGAGTACGCCCTGAAATTCTTCGGCCAGACTTCTGCCGAAAACGTTGCGACACAGGGTCCCACGCAGCTTCAGGGCAGGGAGTATCAACTCCAGAAGGCGCGTCAACTCGTTGACGAAGTGCGGGCCGACCCGGAGTCCCTCGACCTGGTCCCGGGCCTGCGCCAGCAATTCGAGCAAGCCCAAGCACTCTTGGAGGAGAAACGCTGGGGTGACTACGACGCCCGGATGGAAGCCCAGAAGCAGGAACGGGCGGAAGAGCGCGAGCTGGGTCCCCTTGTGGGCAAGCCCTTCACGGGCAGCGGTGCCCTCACGGTGGAGCGGGAGACCCCGCAGATCACCCCCGAGCAGCGAGATGCCCTGCTCGATGCCGGGTACCGCCTCGACCAGATTGCCCAGATGCCCCCCGAGAGGGTGCAGGCCATCCTCATGGATCGCCAGCAGGAAGAGGTGGCAGCCCCCCAGATTGGGCAGCAGCAGCGCCTCGCCCTCGAAGGTGTGCTGGGCAGGGTGCAGAGGGGCGAGCAGGTTTCCATCCCCGCCGTCCAACAGGCCCTCGGGGAGACTGGCCTCGACCTGACCCCCGCACAGACCCGGCAGGTCCTCCAGGCCTATGCCCCCGAGAGGGCCACCACCCGAGGCATCGGGATGCAGGTGGTTGACCCCGCGTACCGTCTCGAGGAGAGGGACGGCACCTTCTTCAAGGCCAAGAGGGGCGAGACCAAGGAGCCCTACGTGGCCCCCGAGGTCGAGGAGCAACCCCGTCGGGGTGTGGAGCGCAGGCCCGCCGACCTTCCCACCGAGTCCACCCAGACCTCCCGACCCATCACGGAGGTGCAGGGCGGCCTGCAGAATCCCCCCGCAGGCTACGACCGAAGGGATTTTGCCGTCCTCCACAACGCCATCGTGAGGCGCGGCTCCTCCAAGATACTCACCCGCAACGACCTCGAAACCGTGGCGCAGCGAGAGTTCGACTCCCCCAGGGAAGTTGCCTCCGTCTGGGAAGGCCTGGTCAAATCCGGGGCGGTGCGCAAGGAGGGGCTGGGCTACCGCGTCCTCAAGGATGCCCCTGTCATCTCCGAGTTCCAGGCGGAAGACGTGGGGACCACCACCACCAAGAAGCCCACCGAGGTGGCGGAGGAGCCTTCCAAGTATACCCCACCGAAGACCAAGGTGTCCAGGGAGAAAAAGCCTGAGGCTACCAGAAAGCCGGAGTCCAAGACTTTCCCGGCTGACTCTCTCAATGAATCTAAGATCTTCAAGACTTGGGATGATCTCCAGAAGCACATTGATTCTGGCATGGATATCATAGTCTACCGAGGAGTGCGGTGGAACGTGGATCCCGATGAATCCGATCCCAGGAAAATGGCCAAGAGGGAGACTACCCAGTACGGATACTTCTGGTCCCCGTCCTATCCTGTAGCATCTCAATACTCGCGGGGCCTCGGTCAAGCATTTGGAGAGCGTGTCAATGATGGCGAAGTCTACGCCATGCGAATTCCTGCCAAGACAATGGCTGAAGCTGTTCGCACAGAGCAGGAAATTCCCCTGCAGCAGATCAAGCGCCTCACAGCTCTACGTCAAAACATACTTGCAGACGAAGGCATTGAATTTGTAATTCCGCCAAGGCTGCATGGAAAGAGGATCAAGCTTTCTGCAGACCTTGATTTTTCTGAACTCAACAAGGCTGTGCGCAAGCTCGAAAATGCCGAGCCCGTCACCAGCAAGATTGAGCCCATTTCTTCCAAGCTGCGCTACGATCTCTTTAACGAAGGTCTAACCAGTTCTCAGATTTCCGAACTGACTGAAACTGAAGCTCGGGAATATTTGCGCAACGCTCAGAAAACCAGTCCAAAGACCCCGGGCCCTTCCAAGATTGGTCGGACGGTCGTACCTGATGATGCGCCCCCCGAGATTCGGAAGAACGTGGAGGCGGCCCAGAACATGATGGATCGCCAAGAGAAGATCAACGATGCCAACCCCGACGACTATTCCTGCAGGTAAGTGATGGCCGTCTGTAATCCCTCCAAGTCTGGCATCCTCCATCCGGCACTTCAGCGCGCCCACATGCTGCGCCAATCCCTCGAGGCTACGCGGCGCAGCGACGACCCCGTGCGCCAGATGTCCACGTGGCAGAGGTGGGGCACCTCCTTCAGCGGCATCGACTCCATCGCCACCACCTGGAAGGAGCTGGTGCCCTACGTGCGGGCGCTCGAGTCGGGGGAGGAGATCCGCAGCACCCTCAACATGGAATACAGCAAGACCATGCGGAAGGTGGCCGATCTCGATACCGACAAGGTGCGGTCCCTTACCCGCATCATGGAGGTGGAGGATGCCGAGGGCAGGCTTGCGCAGGAAAATGCTGATGGCAGCGCCACCATCACCGCCCAGAAGGATCACGTGGGGGTAAAGAAGGGGGAGACCGTCACCCTC